GTCAAACTCGACACTACCTTTATTATAATTCACAACACCGCAGCGAATATAGTCCGGACACAGCTCATAGGCATAACGTATGCGTTGCATAATTTCCTGCGAGCCTGTATATTTGTGTGCAGAGATTAGAATGGTCTGGTCCGGGTGAAACATTGCATACCATAAAAGGTATCCCGAAGCGCAGGTAGTTTTACCCATCTGTCGCGGCAACATGTTGATATTAAATCTATGCCCGTGATAAGCATCTAACAACCTACTTTGATAATCGTATGGTTCAAACAGCATCTTACCTTTAACAGGATGCTGTATATAGAAAAAGTTTTCGCAAAAATAATGGTATCCGGAATCCTCGTCAGAGCACTTTAGCAAATCTTCAATTTGCTTTTCAGTAAAGGATTCTTTGGTGTGTGCCTTTTTAGTTAAGACACCGTCTAAACTTTTACTTGCCATAAATGTATTTAAGACAAAAAAAGCGGGCATTGCCCGCTTTTGAATGACTTTGTGTCAAATATTATTATCTATTTTTAAATGATTCGTACATTGCGCCTAGTTTATCTTCTAATTGTTTAACTGCCATTGGGTTGTCGCCTGGATATTCTCTTTTAAATTGCTCGTGTTCTTTGTTAAGACCTCCAGCTAGATCTTTAGTCATATATTTTGTATCTTTATAGTCTGGTTTTGGTTCGTTATCGAAAGCTTCGTTCTCAGATTCCGTGTTTAATTTTAATGCGATATTGTCCATATCGGAATCATGGTCATGACCATGATCTCCATCTTCAATGCTTTTTAGGACATTCATAAGATCTCTTATTCCGCCGGCACCGGATCCGTTCAAGCTAACATTCATACTAACATTATCTGGTTGTGAGCCAGGGCTTCCCATAGGGCCACATTCATCTAACGATTCATCTACATCTTTATCGCCCATTGCTTTTTTAATCGCTGCATCTTTGTTATCCATGTATTCTTTATCGTCTGGTTCGTCTTTGCCGTCTTTATCCATGTCGCCTTTGTCTTTAGATTCACTGACATCCTGATCTAAGAATGCAATTTTTTGATATAAGTCTTGCCAATTCATATTATTTTCCTTTAGTGGAGTTGTGTAGTTTATTTTGTCGAGATCCTAAGGGACTAGTTTTTCCAGAATCCTCTACTGTGGGCGGCTCTTTTTCTTTGGGCACACTGTCTGCAAGAATCTGATCATTAACTCCGGTATAATTAATTCCAGAATGTTGTCCTTTAATAGCAGCAAGTTCTTTCATAAATTCGCTGATACGTTTTTCGCCTACTTTATCCTGATGATTTTCAGCATCGTAATCCTGTGTTAAAAGAGAGCCTTTGGGGTTTGTTTTAAAAGAATCAAGTAAATGTTCTTGTTGTTGATCAATCTCTGCTTGTTCGGCAGGATTTCTTACTCTTAACTTTTCAGGATTAATTCCTAGATTATGTGAAATATATTCTGATAAATTATGGCTAGTTACTGGATATTTTAAATTTACTTCATATGCAGTAACTTCAATATCTTTTAAGTTAGGAAAATCTAAAGGAGTTGACTGTATAGGTGTACGCTTTCCTTTTCCTACACTTTCTACACTAAATTTTGATAGAATAGATTTCATCCTTTTTTCAAAATTTTCTGGAACTTCTCCAGCAATTTTAACTCTAAAAGGGTAAGTTTTTGTGCTTTCTGTAAGATAATCTTTAAACTGTTTCATAACAAATCCTATAATTTATTTATTTCATATTCTTTAATTTTTCTAGAAGGCTGTTACGATCTGATACTATATAAGTGTTCGCAGGCATATCTATACCAGGTGATCCGTTAGTAGCATCTTGATCAATTTTTTGTTTTTTCAACTGCAATTCTACCATCTTAAGCTTTTTATCTATTTTTGCAGCCTTAGCATCTATAGCATTTTTTAGCATAGTGCTAGCTACTTCAAAGATTCTTCCGCTGTAACGGGCTTCTACATTCATACCTAAATCCATAAGATCGTCGTATGCATCGGTTGCTCTCTTTGCCAAATCGTCAAATTCTGTATCAGATAAATCGCCTAGTCCTTTAACTTGCGGCAGTGCTGCACTAATTTTATCAAATTCTTCAATATCTCTTAAAAGAGCAGGTACTGCTGTTGTTTCTTCATTGCTCTCTTGTTCTTTTTTGAGAACTTTTTTGCTTTCAGGAAGATTTAAAATTTCTTCTAATTTTTTTGTCATATCAATACTTATCTTCCATTGTAAAACAATTCTTTTTCTGTGATGATACGAAATCTAATACCCTGGCTTTTACACCATTTTGATGCACTTTCCCACTTGGCTTTATTTCTAATGAACTGTGCCTGATTTACTTTATTTTTTCCGACTTTTTCTAGAATAGTTTGATTTTCTGGTTTGACTTCAATTAGATCAACATTTAGTTTATTATTTTTATCAAGGTACTGTATAAAAAAATCAGGAACATAAATTGTCTGTCTACCAGTCAACGGATCTCGATAAGGTATACTTATTGCTTCACAGGCCCATTTCTGTATGCTGGGATGATTATCACAAAATCTCATAAAACTCCATTCCCAACTAGAGCGATAGGTTGGAGTCTTTTTTCCTATATATTTTTCAGGATTTGATGGTACAAATTTTCCCCTGGCAAATCTCATTGTCTTATATTTCTAGAATCTAATGTTTCTTTTTCTTCAAAGATTTTATATCCCAGCAAACTAGTTTTCTCTCTATATGCATTAACAATTTCTGTAACAATCTGACTTAGTTGAACTTCAGTGTACCCTTTTAATGTATCTAAAAGTTGAAACACATTAACATTATCTAATCTGGCTTGATTTAATAAAATAATAGCAGTACTTTTAGCAGCCTGTTCCTCAAATCCTCGTTTCATAAAAAAACCAATAACTGCATCAACTTGATTTGTTGGAAATGTAATTTGGTGTCTAAAATATTTGTCAAAAAATTGTCTTACTTCTTTAGACGAGTCTTGACTGTCTGTTGTGAAATTTGCCATTTTTACCTACCTGTTATATTTCTAAGTATCGCTGGCGTAGTTGTTGCGGCATCGGCTACTGGAAAAGAAATATTTCTAGTTCCGCTAACACCTTGTACTCCAGGTTGGCCGATATTTGTTCCTCTATTTCCAAGTGCGGCTGTTCCTGCAATTAATGTTCTAGTAAGTTCTTCATTTACACCTCTACCTGATAATTGTTGAGTATTATTGTAAGTATTAACTGCATTTATAGCTGTGGCAAACAAATTTACCTGTTGTCCCTGACTTGCCGCATATAGGTCTCCAAACACACTCGATGCGCCTGCAATAACTCCTCCTGGACCAAATAAACTTCTAGTTCCGCCACCAGCAAGTGTTATAGGACTAGGTGTTGTATCGTAATGATCTACTGCAAAACCTACAGGATTTCCTCTAACTACTGCTCCTTCGGCGTAGTGAACTCCCTCGTAGGCTATGGTCATCATGTTTTCTGCTCCGCCGCTTTGCCCAAAATCTACAGTATCATGATTCCAAGCTGAAATCATTGGTTTTATAAGTGTATAACTTTGATATGTTTTTCTTCCCATTTGATACATGACAATCTTATCAAAAAACGGGACAGCAGAATTATTATCTAATCCGTATTTGTATCTTGAACTATAGTTAGAATTTAATGTTGCATTTTTCATGTAGCTAGCAACGCCGTCGTCTGACTGTGCTGTGTTATGATCAGCGTAGTAATAACTATAATAATTTTTCCACATCGTTGACACAATGTTTAAATTGTCGTCGTGAAAAGTTAAATTAAGTGGTGTATAGTCAATCTTAGTTTGTATTAATTTTTTTCTGTTGTACTGATTAGCAGTTTCTAAAGGAATTGAAAATTTAGGCAAATCTGCTTTTTTAACTAGCACATTAATTTCGTATCTATGACGTTCTCTTAAGTTAATTGATTTTAATGCTAGCGGATTTATAAAGAATGCGACATGAAAATTAAATTTAAGCTTTGGTGCTAGTCTAAATGTATCGTCCGTGAAGGTTCTAGCCGCGTGCCTAAAATCGGCTACATATCCTTTAGGATTGAAGACTCCAGATAAAAACTGTCGAAGTGCTTTATTTGCCATATTATTATTTATTGGCTATAATATGCTTATATAATTTTTGGTCGTAAAAAAAGGTCGCTTTTGCGACCTTTTTTATTACCTTCCAGCGCCTGTAACTAAAGTGCTTACAGTTCTTCCTACTACAGAACCAATACCAGTTCCTTGTGGTGTTTGCTGTGCATTATCGTAAACAATTGATAATTGAATCGTTGCTTCTGCGTTTTCACTATATGCTAAATTTCCATAGTTAGCATTTTCAACGTAACAACCGTAACATTCCCATGTCTCAAGAACTGTAGGAACATTTGCTCCGTTGCCACCGTCTAATACTTCGATTATAGTAGTAAACTTATAATCTACGCCGCTGGCTGCTGAACTTTGCTCATAAAAGTCAAACT